CCATGGCCCCGACGCAACCCCACGAAAAATCTACCGTAGAGCAGGCCAGTTCACCGGCAGCACCGTAGCTCGGATATTGCTCACGTCGATCACGACAAACCGATTCACAACCGCGAGGACCCGATGAACAAGCTCCGCCTGGCTCAGGACGAGATCGCCACCCTGCTCCCGCAGATCGAAGCCCTTCGGGCCGTCGATGCCGCCGACGACAGGGACGGCGCAGCGCAGGAGGCGCTCGATCGCCACATGAAGCGTGCCGACGAGCTCGCCAACGTCATCGACCGCGAGAACGCCATCGAGGCCCGCCTGGCCTCGGCCCGTCAACGGATCACCGCAGACAGCGAGCCCCGGTCGATCGTCGAGCGATCTGCGAAGAAGCCGTTCCTCGGCGTGAAGAGCCTGCACGACTTCGAGTCGCAGGAAGCCGCCGAGACCGCCGGCCTGTATCTGCGTGGCCTGCGGGACGGCCGGCAGTACCGGGCCAGTTCGGGCCTCGGCGAGACGGTCGGGACCGTGTCCAGCGGTGCCTACACCGCGGCCGGTGCCGAGTACGTTCCGATCGAGCTCTACGGCTCGGTCATTAACCGGATCAAGTACCAGTCGGTGGCCATGCAGGTGGCCAGCGTGTTCCCTGCCGTAACGAATCGGATCACGCTCCCGAAGGTCGGCGACGCTCAGGCCTCGTTCGTGGCCGAGGGGGTGGCCAGCACCGACCAGACGATCAGCACCTCGGGCGTGACGGTCAACGTGCTCGAAATGCGTGTCTCGGTGCCTGTCTCCAACAGCCTGCTCGACGACTCGCCGATCGACGTCGCAGCTCTCGTGTCCGAGCGGTTCGGCCTCGCCTACGCAAAGGCGATCGACCAGACGTGGCTCTCGGGCGACTCCTCGGTCTCGATCGGGGGTCTCTGCGCTGGCATCTCGTCCGGCAGCACGTTCACCGTGGCTGCAAACTCTCGGACGACTGCGGCGAATCTCGCCTCGGCGATCGGTGCCGTCGACCCGTTCGTGTCCAACACGTGCTGGCTCGTCTCGGCCACCGGCTGGGCCGACCTGTTCAACGTGGCGGCCGGCCAGATCGGCACGATGGTGTTCGGCGGCACGACCCCGGTCCCCACGATCTGGGGCACGCCGGTGTTCAAGGTCAAGGGCCTGCCCACCAACGTCCTCGCGGTCTACGGAGACTTCCAGTTCACGTCGGCAGTGGCGATCAAGCCCAGCGGCCTCCAGATCAGCGCGGCCCGCGAGCTGCTGATCCGGCAGAACGCGACCCTGTTTGTCGGGGTGCAGCGTATCGGCGTGAGCAACCACGCTCCCGAGTACGCCTCGATGATCGTCAAGGGCACCTGAGCCTGATAAGCCAACCACCTATGGCCCCCTGAGCAGATGACTGCTCAGGGGGCCGGTGGGTTTCTGGAGAGCGCAACATGCCCATGATGAGATTCACTCTGGATCACCACGGCCACAGGGCCGGCGACGTGGTCGAGGTCTCGGCTGAGTTTGCCGTCAACCTGATGGAGCATGGCGTGGCTGTCGATGCGTCCACCCCAGTGGTCGAGCGTGCCGTCGTCCAGCCTGAGAAGAGAACCGCAGCCGTCAAAAAGTAGGTGAACCATGCGTCTGCGGTCCACCAACATCATTGGAATCAGCGGCGTTGAGCCTGTGTCGCTGACCGAGGCCAAGTCGCAGCTCCGGCTCCTGCCAGAGCAGACCGAGGACGACGCATTCATCGTCGGCCTGATCGCCACCGGCAGAGCCCTGATTGAGCGTCGACTCGGCATCGCCTTGGTGGCCAAGCAAGTGAAGGCGATCTACGACAACGAAGAGCCGCCGATTGACTGGCGGTTGGCGGCATCGTTCATGCCCACGCTGACGATCCAGTCGACCCAGTACCGGGCCGCCCTCGGCATCGTGGAGCCCTACGTTACCCTGCCGGTGTCCAAGCTGCTCTACGACGCCCAGCATTCGCTGACGGTCGCTGTCGACGAGCTGGGCATCTACCCAGCCGTCCACACCACGGTAGCCTCCACGCAGTATTACGTGGATGCCGACAGCCAGCCTGGCGTGGTGCGGTTCGTCAACATGCCCTACGTGCCTGCCCGCGGCACGCTCACGGTCACGTACTGGGCTGGGCCAGCGTCGCCGATGGACGTGGCTCCGCAGCTCAAGTCGGCCATCCTGCTGTACGTGGGGCACCTCTACGTGCATCGCGAGGCCGTGGGCGACCGTGCCGACGAGCTGCCGCTGGCGTTCGAGACGCTGCTGGCGTCCGAGTCCGTAACCGGGAGGTATTGATGCTACCTGCCGGCATACTCCGAGAGACGATCGTGATCGAGCAGGAGTCGACCGAGCGGAACAGCCTCGGCGAGTCTGTCTCGACCTGGTCGACGTTTGCAACCAGGCGAGCGTTGGTGCAGGCCATCAGCTATTCCGAGCAGGAGCGACGCAAACAGATTGGCGGCACTGGCACGTTCAGCGTGAGGTGCCGATACGTCCCTGGAATCACAGGAAAAATGCGGATCAGGTGGTCCTCGAGGTCGAACAGGATTCTGTACGTCGCGTCTGTAGTCGAGCACAACAACCGCGAGGAACACGAGCTCACCTGCGACGAGAAGGCGACCTAATATGTCCGTCAATGATCAAGAGATGCAGCGGCAGATCGTCGACATCATCCGTCGATTTCGCGCGCTGCCCAGAGAGATCGCTCGCCGTCGGATGCGGCAGGCCATCCGAAAGGCGACCAAGCCATTCGAGCCGGCGCTCAGGGCAAACACGCCGCATTTCACAGGCAATCTCCAGCGCAGCCTGACCACAAAGATCAAGATCTACAACCACGCAACCAGCGGGGCGGCGGTGGCAGTCATCGGGTACGTGCGCGGCACCCTGCGGAAACGGCGTGGCCAGTTTGTGACCAGCGGGTCCGGCAGCCATGCCATCATCGTCGAGCGTGGAACCGCCCAGCGGACGATCCGCAGCACCGGGGCAGCCTGCGGGGCCATGCCGCCCCGTCGGATGCTCGATCGCACCCTGGGGGCCATGCAGGGAGCGATCCTGTCGGCGATTAAAACGGAGATGGCAGCAGCACTGGAACGCACGACCCGGGAGCTAGCCAGCTAATGCCATTTCCCGAGCAGTGGGTGAAGAACGCTATCGAGGTGGCTGCCGGCTGCGAGGCGTACCCGTTGATTGCGCCCGAGGCTGTCTCGCTGCCATACGTGGTCTACGCGCGTGTCAGCACCGACAGGGCGCTCTACACGTCTGCACCAGTTGGCTACGCACTGCCACCCGCCGGGCAGTTCCAGGTCGAGATCTACGCGGCCACGTACTCCTCGGCAAAGACCTTGGCAAATGCCGTCCGACAGTCAATGCACAACTTCACCGGCACGGCGTACGGCGTGACAATTCGCTCGAGCCTGCTGAGCGATGAGCGAGACGGTGAGCCCACGTTTTTCGACGGGCAGGACAAACCCACATTCGCGGTTGAACAGACCTATCAAATTCGCTGGGAGGAATGATGCCTGAAACAACGCAGATTGCCGACTCGCAGGGCACGACGTTCACCTACGGCGGCGTTTCGTTTGTCGCAAAGTCAATCAAGGTCAAAAAGTCTCGCGCGCTGGTGGACGTCACGCCGTTGAGCGCAGCGAGCGGCAGCACAAGGGTCCAGCAGGCGGCGCCGCTGGTCGATGGTGACGTGATCACCTGTGAGTACTGGGGCACCATGGCACCGACCCGCGGCAGCAAAGCTGCGATCGTATGCGCGAAGCTCGGCATCAGCGGTGACGCATTCTGCGAGGAGTTCGAGGAGACCGCCCAGGTCGGCGAGATGCTCGTCGGCAACGCATCGTTCCGCATCACGGGCTGATCACTGAGGGGGTGACCAGTGGCAGACATCCCCGACAGCCAGGGCGCGACACTGTCGTTCAACGGGGTCGAGCTCGGCGACATCCAGACTGTGGCCACATCAGCCGCGGTCGGCGTTGTTCACGACATGACGAGCAAGCGCTCCAGC